ATTAGAATAGATTACTGCTTGCATTTTTTTAACCAACAGGGTTTGCATAGTGAATTTTTATATTTATTCTCGGACGGAACATAGCATCCAACTTGAGGACATTGATTTGCTGGTATCATCTTACCACACCCAACGCATTTTGTCTCCCACATCTTCATAATGTTCTTTCTAATCGATTTGTTGCTTGGTCTGGGAAGTCTCTTGGTCTACTATCAGTAGCATTATCAGTTTTAGGAGAACCTTCGTTCGCCTTCATAGTATGCTGGAAGTTTGCTCTCTTATATCGTAACCCCAATGGATCAGGCATCCAGTATGTTACTTGCCAATCTTGTTCAGGACATAATTCAAGATGCTTCTCTACCGAGTGATTGAAGCTACCCATTTGAACATGTCCATCATGAGTGATACATCTGTCATCACCAGCAGGAACTAGAAAAAGTTGTTTCACAGCACTTCTTGCTCTGGATTAAGGTTTTTCACGAATTGCTCAGGATCCCTTTCTGACTTATGCACATAATAATAGCGCATCATCTGAAAAAATGGATCCCACATGGTGACACAGACATAATCTTTCATGTATGTTTTGCTGCGAGTGTTTTTAATTCTTTCGCAGACAGTTTATCCAACCGCTCAACAAAATAATCTAGCAACAATTGTCTATATTCTTTCTTAGTCATTGTCCTTTTCCCAAGTTGGAGGATGAAAGTAACAGTATTCATTAAAAGTTATTTTCATCTCTTTCTCTGTCAAGTTACAGTGTTTTGCTGCTTTTGGTAAATTCCACTTAGCAGACCAAAGCATTTCCATTGATTTACGGGTCTCAGGTCTCATAAAGTTGAATAAAGATTAATTATAGTAAGGCGTGGACTTCTAGGAGTTTGACAATTGCCTTGCCTCGCCTACTTATGTATTATATATTCTCTTGCTTCAAATTGTCAAGAACTTGTTTTTGAAATTCTTGGACTTGCTCTTGCACTTCGTCTGGAATAGCAGACTCCTGCTTGATAGGCACACACATTACTGCCCTACCATCAAGACGCTCAATGCGAAAAACAACATTATTACGATTACATAAATCGATACAGAATTCCATGTAGTCATGAAACTCTTTCTCAGTGATTACTAATGGTTGATTAATCATCTGCTACTTGCGAAAAACAATAAGTGCGCTCATCTGGATCGGTAATCTCTTCAATAGTAGAGACAGTTTCAGCAAATCCCTCAGATCCTTCACGATCCCACTTCCATGTAACAGTTTTAGTATCGCCTTCACTAGACTCAATCTTGACTTGACGCTTAGAAAAGTTGATGTAGACGTGTTGGAGGGTTTCCATGAGACTCCTGTGTTTACCCTCTTATTATAGCACAGTCAGTTGAGGAAGATGCTGGTTGCGGTCAGTTTCATAACTGCCCCTGCCGTGAGGGTCATGGCACCGCCTGCATCCATGGTGCAAGCACCAGATGCGGTCAATGAGACCAAACCAGCTGCTACATTGACCTTAAAGGCACCAGCACCGACGTTAAACGCTGCCCCTGCGGCGGCCACGTTAGCAACAAAGGGTCCAGGTGTTGTGATAGTAAATGGTGGTAGACCTCCAACAGCAGCAGGTGACTGCACAAAAGTAATTGGACCGCCAACAGCGCAAGTATATCCACCAAGACCAACTGGATCTGATATGTTGACATCTTGAGTTAACGTAGATGTAGACATGGTAATGGCATTACCAGCATTGATAACGTGCTCACCACCAGAGTGAGTAAATGTGGAGTATAAATTTTCGTAACTACTACCACTCACCTTACAATCTCTAGCACCTAACTCAAAGTTAACGCAGTTAACTTTTATTCCAGCACCAGCAGTATTCAGGTCAAGATCGGATCCAAAATTAATTGTATGCTTTTGAATAGTGCCAGAATCTTCTGCTTCTTTACCTTCATTATCAACTGTCTTAGCAGCACCTTGAGCATTCATAAAGAATCCTCCTCCAACTTCAATATGACAGTCTCCAGTAATTTTTAATCGATAATCTCCATCAATCGTGCGGCAATAATCTCCGTCGATAGTTTTGCAGTCATCACCATGCACCTCTTGAGTATGGTTTCCAGGAAAAGAAGTGTGATCAGAAACAAAGTTTTCTTGATCACTTTCTGTGCCAGAAGCTTTCTTCCTGTATTTTTTAACCTGCTCGTCTACTTCTGAAGAACTTAGATCTGGATTTTCTTCTCTAAACTTTTTCTTTGCTTTGAAATCTGCGAGAGAACTGTTATTAGACTTGATCGACGTGGTAGTTTTACCAGAGGAGTCTTTTTTAACTGTTGCTTGTCTACCAGGAGTGCCGAATTGTAATTCATAAGCACCATTGATAAAGTTTTTAGCAGTTGTTAGATATGGATCTGCTTCCTCAAAGAAAGAATCCATGAATCCACCACCAGATCCTCCACCACATTGACCATAACCACTACCTAAAGGTAATGCACCTAGTGCTGCTGGAGTACAAGCAGTGGTGCCAAAGAATGGATACCAACCAACATCACCTTTACCACCACTAGCTTCCCTATCACAACCAAAATCAAATAGACTCAAAAATAGAGTCAAAAGACCAGTAAGATTGGTAATACCGTTGGCCATGACATCCATTCCTGCAGAAAAGATCTGAGATCCAGATTGCCAAGCGTCGATAATTTCTTTTGCTTGCCCACCAATATCTACGATACTCTTAACAGTATCGATAACACTCAGGACTTGACCAAGAATATCTTGGACTGTGCAAATAATAGAGTCAATCATTTCTTGCACACCCTGCATTGCTGCCTCTGCCTGAGAAATCAATCCATCAACAACACCCATAACCACATCGAGCAAACTACCAATTGCCTGATCAATGTAACCCGCAAGACCTCCATCAAGAGCACAAATAGCGGATAAAATAGCAGAAATTGCAGTGTTAATCGCTGTAAACGTTCCTCCAGGAATACCAAGAAATGATGCAATAGTCTCTGCAGGAAGTGCAATTGCTTGAGCAAGAGCATCCAACTCCTGCCTGAGTGCAGAAATAAGTTGAGCAAATACTGCTCCAAGGAAGTTTTTTGCTTTAGCTAATAGTTTATCAGCAGATATAACTTTATTTTCAATTACATCGATAAAATTACCGTCATCACTTCTAACTAAATTTCCTGCAGATGCTGCAAGATCTTCTACAAGATAGGTTAACTTATATTCAAGCATCTTCCAGGGACCACCTGTGCCTGATGCTGCAGGAATTGGTTTAGATGGTGTTGTTGGTTTCTGCGAATTCATAGCAGATCCAGTGATTCCAGGAGCATTACCAATACCATTCGGTGACCCAGCAGATCCAGGTTCTATTCCACTATTAGGAATGGAAACACTATTATTATCTACAGGATCGGAGTTAGTACTACTGATCGTATTTGTGGATCCTATTGGCATTTTTGATGCATTTGGAGCAATGCCTTCAGGAATATCCTGCCCAGTAAATAAAAATTGCTTTTCGGTAGATTGCTCACCCTTTCTAGTGCGTAAAACACCCATAACAACAGGCATCTGAGCACTTTCACCGTCAAGGAAAAATCCCATGACAATAGCTCCAGGTTGCAATTGACCTGAAGATTCTCCCTGACCATCATTTCCTGCTTGAGCAGTTGTATGCAAAACCGTTGCCCAAGGAAGATCTTTAGTGGGAAGATTTGAATTACTTTGACCGTTAGGATCGGTATAATAATTCAATACACGAACTTTTACTCTACCTACGTTTAAAGGATCTTCGTTGTCTTCAACTTCACCTACCCACCAATAGAATCCATCCTTCCCCACGAAGTTTGTATTCTGCTCATTAATAATTCCGTCAACAGACATGGATCATAACCTCTTGATAAATTTATTTATCTTTGATAACCAGCAGTGTATGCTTTGTATGAATCTTCTCCCATTATGTTAAATGAGACAATCATCCTTTCTTTAGTGCTCTTATTCATTGGTCCTTCATGTAAAAGAAATGAAGGAAACACAACCAGATCTCCTTCTTTAACAAAGGGTTGATACTCTAATAAATCTCCTGTTGCTGGATCATTAAATGGAGAATAAAATTTGGTTGCTTCATGACATGAAGGGTCAAACTTTACATATAAAACAGCAGAATAACCTGTAGGTCCATGTTGGTGGACATTGTGATAATCATATTGTTTGGCATTCTCAACCCATGCATTTGTAATTACAACTGGACATGGATATGATTGACCAAAGTCTGCAATCTCCTCTGCAACACATTCACTCAATTCATTTAAATATGGAGGGACTTCAATATCCTTTCGATATGACATAAAATCAGTATAGTCTTCCTGCTTAGGTATTTTATCCATAAGAGGTTTCTTTTTGGTTTCCCAATCTCTAATAGAGTAATGATTTAAACTAACTTGAAAAATTGGAAATTCCAACTCGCCCTCTTCTGAATTTATACATCAAAGTACCTCCAAAAACCTTGTCGCCTTCAGTATTGTAACCTTGATCTCTACTATCTATACCATCCCTAGTTAAATGTATTTCAGATATAACAGTAGTATTTTCCCTAACAATACATTGACCAGGATTTTTTAATTTACCATGCCAAGCACTATCTTTGAATGTGAATATCATATCACATCCTTCTTGTCTTGTCCAGTTTAAAGAATAATTTTCTACTACAACTTCAGTATCTGTCATCTCTACAATTTTATGGTAGCGATGCCGATATGGATTTCCTGGTCCTTCTCTTCTGTAATAGTGTTTGGATTCGTATCCGTCCACAATCTTCTCCCACAAAAGACAAATTTGAGAGAATTCTGTAGGATGAGATTGTGCTTGTGATTTATTATCGTATAGACCTAAAAGGTATGATTCAAAGTTAGTCTTCATAAACCAAACATTCTGGCTCAGATGGATTGGAATCACAATACAATTCTAAAGGTGTTGGATCGTGATGATCTCCTTCCTCAATCTCTTTCTTATGATGCTCTACATACTCTTCCAATTCATGCAACTCACCCTCAATGTGGCGACGTTGATTGGGTGAGATCATAGGGTTGTCAAGGATTTCTTTATCCTTTTCGATGTGTTTTTCGATGCTGTCCATAAATTTTTATTTGGGTTTATTTAGTATTATCTGGGATAGAATCTCTATATAAAAGCATTTCGGTTGATAAATGCTTACCATCAAACTTATGTCTAATGCCNGCAATTATATATCTTCCACTATACTTCCTATCCACGACTAATTTATCGTTTTTTGGTTTAGTTGCTGGAATTTTAATATCAATTCCATATCCAGAGTATAGATCAACATTACCAGGAATTGTCACTAAAACTTGTAAATTTTTAAGTGATTCAACCCTCAGATGTTGATATGCTTGCATTTCTGGAATTTCATTATATTGAGTGTTGTCTCCTGCGCCAGTATCAAAGATTCTATTTGGCAAAAAACTATACCTGATTCTTCTGGGTGTGAGAACCATAGCTTTCACACCATCATCAAAAGATTCTACAGGATTTTTTCCTCTGAGGTGAGACATTTTCTTCCAGGTGTCACTGATTGAATATTGATATTGCACATCAGAAGTCCTATTCTCAACAGATACTTTTGAATTAGGGACTACAGTAGGATCTAGTCCAACACTATGTCCCGCCCATGCACCGTTTCTTAGTCCAACCAGATAATTTCTTTCATTTGGAAATACAATTCCCTCAATCTTTAAATCGTCAGTGGCACCATCATCGGTTCTCTTGGGTTCATATGTGTAACGATACAGTTTTGCTTTGCCTCTAGATGGATTTGAATCCTTATCATAACTTTGACCTGAAACATCTTCAATCATTCTATCAATTGATTTGAAGTGATATCCCATGAGGTTTTCCCAAAAGAGGAAACCATTTTGAGCATTTCCTGTAGATCCAGTCCGAATAGATCTTTGACATAACCAATAGATTGTATCTAATGCTCTCCAATTAGTAGCAATAAAATTATGCTTATTTGAAGAATCTTCAATAAAAAGTTTTTTATTTGTTTCTAGAATCTTTTTAAGAATTTTTTTAACAATTTTTTCCGAAGATGCATCTTTATCAAATATGTTATTGGATGACCCAAAAAGATTAGTTGCCTCGTTTTTTAAGAATTCAAAACTAACACATTTAACAATGTAGGATTCTGCATTACCAGATCTTGCCCTGCTTTCGATTGCATAAGCAAACATTGAGTATACTGCCTGACCATGCACTGTGTCAATTCTTATGACCCATTCCTCACTTCCAGTCAGAGTATTGATTAATCCTGCACTATCTTGCAATACAATATCTGCCTGCATTCCAGCAGAATCAATACCTTCTTGGACAGTGCAAGCCATCACAAAATCTTCTATGTTTGTAGCACCTTCACTGTTTTTCACATAGGATCCATTTCTCCTTAGTTTTAAGGAAAAACTTACATCATTTGCGTTATCTCTTAAAATAGACATTAACTAAACACCTTTAGAGGGTTGTTTGAAGAATTTAATGATGAAACCAGATTTGAGTTAGTATTTCCACCTGCAGAAACTAACTTAGGTTTCTTGGATGCAGCAGCTTGTTGTGCGGATGCAACCTGTTTCAGGTTTTCCTGTGCAACTGCTTGAGTTTGCTGATTCTGCACTGCTGCCAATTTTTGCATTTCGGCAACTACTTGTGCCTGAGCAGTTTTTTTATTATTTTTTGCAGTTTCTACATTTGATGTACCTTCCTTAAGGTCCGATGTAGAAGAAGACGCTAGTGGTGCAAAAGTTTTTTTCAGATCTGCGGTGATGCTGCTGGTATCAATTCCAGATATACCATCACCAGATCCACCAAACGCACTCGCCATCTGCTCTGCTAATTGACTAAATGCTACTGTGGGATCTGAAGAAAATTGAAATCCAGAAGATGATGAAGAAGATGATGAATTGGAAGAATCATTCTCATTATTACCATCTCCTATAGAATCCCCATCTAGAGAAGCGATATTCATATCATCAAATTGAATATTATTACCTCCACCATCTTTACCCTTAGACTTAAATGCTTTAGCAATCTCATCAGTATATTTAGTGCCCTTAGTGCCAAAACCATCAGCACCAACAACACCAGTCGTCATCCATTTTTCAGCACCACCCATTCCCTGGTTGTGAGCATACCCTAGTATCTGGAGTTTTCTCTCTGGAGACGCAGATTTATACTCGGCATTACCCATCAGATATGTATGATTTGCTTTGGTAAACCCTGCAAATAATTTCTCTTGAAGTTTAGGATCATTTCTAAATTTTTCCCTAGCAGATGCACCGTGACCAGGATCTGAAAGTCCTGCATATCTAGCACCATCTGTCTTAGCATCAGCACCAAGTTGATACCTACCATCGTAGTGATCATTAGATCCACCTTTAGCACCATATCCATTGTTAGGTTGTCCATTAGACTCAATCTTTGCAACAGTATGTCTAAAAATATCCCACTGTTGTTTATTGAATCCCATGGATTGCACAGTTTTTAAATCTGCAGCTGCAGCACCAGATCCAGTATTAGAAGGTTGTCTACCTCCACCACCCTTAATCATAGAATCCGCAAATGCTAAGTGAAGGTGTGAAGGATGCCCACCAATAGCAGCACCCTTACGACCTTCTCCTGCAAACCATGATCCCCAAGGGTCATGAATAATTTGAGTTAACTTAAACTGTTTTCTAAGATCAAATACTTTTTGAGCAAGTTTCTTTGTCCTACCTCCCCAATCACCTGCTCTCCAGTCAGTAACGTCAAGAGCAAGATCCTTATAGTGTGCTGATCCAGAAGAATGACCACCAACTCTAGAATTGCCTTTAGCATTAAATCCTTTACCAGTGTTTGCACCTGATCCAGAATAATTATTTTTTGTAAAATTGGGGTGCTCTGCAACAGTAAATCCTTTTTTAAGAATTGCTTTACCAACACCTATGACTGCTTTTTGACCACCATTTTTATCTTTGCGATTAGTTCCTTTATTGGTAGTTCTCTCGGTTGACGTTTGGTTTGTGGGTCCACCAGCAGCAAATCCCTGGAGCATACCACCCAAGTCAAATCCCATACCTTGTGCTTCACCAATCCTTGATTGTGTTAGACCAGGATTAGATTTAGTTGCTGGAGTATTGAATGGTATTACAAACCCTCCTGCTGCACGTTGAGCAACATATTCTGTGCCGTGACCAATAAATGATGCACTTCTACCGCCATCTAAAGATACGGGATATCCAGATTGAGGACCACTAATCCACCCACCTTGAGCATACTTAGCTAACGGTCCACCCCTTGCAAAGTCACCTAGTGCATCTGCAATGTCACCAGTGCTGCCATCATTGCCATTAGCACCATCCGATCCATCTTCACCATCTTCACCATCGTTACCTGCAATTGCATTATAGAGTAGTAAACCTGCTCCTACAAGTAGTCCTGCTTTACCAAGTCTTCTGAGCGTGCCTTTAAGTGATTTCTTTGCTCCTTTTAATCCAGTAAATAAACCCTTTAAAACAGATTTAAAATCACCAATAAGTTTTAAGGGATTCTTTAAATAACGTATTGCTACAAATAACCCAGCAAAATTTACAACTGCACCAAAGAAGTCACCAATCTTTTCCCACCAAGACTTATCATCTCGGAATAATTCATACAGATTGTCTATCAGACCCGTAACTCTATCAGTTAAAAATCCAGAAACTGCCTTAAAAAGATCAACCATTACGTTGACAGTGCGTTTTACTGCTTCTCGATTTTCAGGATCGGATAACCATTCTAATGCAGGTTTAGCAATTGCTAATATTATAAAGTCTTTTAACAGATTAAAGATTGCCTCTAAGAATCCAGGCATCTTCACTTCGGCAATATCATTATCAACTAACCCATCACCATCATCATCCTGACCCATTGGTTTTGTATACCTAGGCACAAACGAAGGTTCGACTGATGTTGTGACATTTTTTAAAATATTTTGCTGACTCTCCACAAATTCTTGCATTGCTTTTGCAACAGAATTTAAGGTTGTCCCTATATTGTTTAGGGCACTTACATTTTTGCTTATAGACTTTATAAGTGCAGCATTACCAGCACCCTTCTTGTCTGATGCAGCAACTTCTGGTTTTACAAATTTGTAAAAATTAATTTTGGCAGGTTTTTTAATTTTTATTGCCATTACTTATTAATCAAAGGTGAAGGTCTAATAACTACAACTTCCTGAGAAGTATTTATTGGATACGCGACAGGGACTGCCTGAGGCATCACAATTGGCATTGGAATGGGGACAGCATTCTCTTCACCTTTTATAATTGCATATTGAGTAGAGAATTTATAATTCCCAATTGTCGATTTAGGTGCTCTATTAATCTTTGGTGCCATCTGTTTTCTAACTGGAGATTTCCCAGCAGTAGCAGGAGAAACACCACCAACATTAGTCGAATTGATTTCAGAAGGAGAAACACCACCAATATTTGTGTTACTATCTTTGTTTGCAGAAAACACATTGCCCACCACAGTGGGATTGAGTACTGATGGAGATGTATTTCCATAACTTGTTTTAGGAGTGCCTTTCAACATTCCACCTGCAGACTTCTGCTCTAAGAATTTGGGAATTACTAATCCACCAGTTGCTTTTTTCTCTAGATCATCTAATTTTGGAAGTTTATCTTCTAATGCTTTCTGTTGATCATCAGATAACTCCATTGGAGCACTAGGATCTCTTAAGATTGATCTAGGTGCATTAGGGAATAATTGTTTAGCAACAGGGTCTTCTATTTCAGTTAACTGGGGGAATGTTTTTGCCAATCCCTCTAAGACTTTACCAGCAACAAATTCACCAGCAACACCACCAACTGCACCAGTAATAAATCCAGGAATACCTCCAAAAGGAGCACCAATAGCAAAACCTGCAGAATAACCAAGCAAACTACCTAAAGCAGTAACTATTGCATTAATTGGAGATTCACCAAACACACCATAATCAAGTAAAGCAAATAATGAAGCAAGTACAGCATCAAGTCCTCCAATTTTAACATTCTTCCTTGCTTCTTTTAGAAAATTAACTCCTTTTTTAGTAGCAGGACTTTTGATTATTTTTTGAAAGGTATCAATTAATGAAGATCCCATTTGTTTGGGATTTTTGACAATCTCAAATATTTTTTTGATGCCATCATCTTTTTCGATGATTGGTTTTAAACCATCCTTTAATTTCTTTCCTACAACATCTTTTAACTTAGCAGGATCCTTTGCTAACGCAGCTAAGTTTTTAATACTCTTTGCTTGATCGGCACCCCAATTATAAACACCTTTACCGATACCTTTAGCACCGTCAATAAAAGCCTTGCTATTTTTTGCCCACCAGTTTCCCATAGAGGTAAAACTATCCTTACCCCTCCTAAAAAGATCTTTACTGCCGTCAGCAGTCCGATTCCATAATCTTTGAAGTAAATTTGGTTTTGCTCCAGGAGGGACAACATCATCAACTGCAGAAACACCTTTTCTTGCTTGCTCTAATTGAAATGGTGATAATCTGGTGCCAGGTTTTGTTACTGGTGGTTTTGTACCTGGTTTTACCCCTGGTTTACTACGACCTTTAGGTTTTTTCGGTTTANNACNACCTTTAGGTTTTTTCGGTTTATNACCACCTTTAGGTTTTTTCGGTTTATTAGTACCGTCATCACCACCACCAATACCAGTGATGGCACTTACAAGACCAAGAATGTCAGTGATAAGAGAAAACGGATTCATTAGGTATTTTAACCCAATGACACCCAATAAGATAGATCCTAAACCTTTAAGTCTTTCCCACCAACTATTCTCAGGATCTGTTAATGCTTTAAATCCATCAAGAACATTAAGGACTCTATCTTCTACAAAGTCTTTTAGGACACCAAAAACATATCCTGCCTTTTCTACAAAAGTTTTTAACTTTTCGCGATTTTCAGGATCGGATAACCATTCAGTAACTCCCTTTGCAATAAAAATTGTTGCAATATCTTTGAAGATATTTGCAATAGGAGCAAATGTTTTTTCAAACCAACTTACAAATCCATTTCCTTCATCTTCATCTACATCAAGATCTTGCTCTTCTGCTAATTTATCTCTTTGACTTGGACTCTTACTTCTTGCATTCTCTTGGACTGCTTCTGCCTGTAAATCCCTCTGTCGTCTTAACTTCTTTTTTTCCTTCTCATCAGCTTCTTTCTGGAATACCAATAATGATTTATTTGCAGCATTCAAACTAACAAAAATATTACCAATCCCTTCTACAGTAGATCCAACTCGATTAGTAGCAAGTAATTGAGTTCTTGCAGCTTTTACCTCAGGAGCAGCTGCTGAGGCAACTCCTGGATTTACAAATTTGTATGCTGCGATCTTAGCCAACTTGTTGCTCCTTGTAACGTCTTTCTTCTTCTTTTAAGAATGCGATCAACATATTAACGTAGATTTCCTTTTCCCAAGGCATCAAGTTTTCAATATATTCAATATTCCACTTGTGATGATGCATCAAAGCAAAATTAGATTCATAATAATTTCTAAGATTATTATGCAGAAGGGTTATGCGAAAAAAGATGCAAGTCCTTCCAACAAAACCTCACTCTCAACGCCAGTATTTGGATTTCTCACTTTTAATGTATGTGACAATTTAGGCATAGTTTCAAAAAACTCTTGAATCAACATAAATTGCTTTGAATTCATGGATTCAAAAAATTCAACTAACTCCTCTTTAGGTGTGTCTCTACATAGATGAACCTGATTTTCATCAGCAATGGACTCAGCACAAGATGCTGCCATTTCAAAAATTTGATCCATTTCATTACCTTCACCAGTAAGATTTGTTTTTACAAACGTATCTAAACTAGGATATCCCATAGTGATAGCAACTTCATCATTTAGTTTGAATTCTTTCTTGTGTTTAGGATTCTTTTTGATTTCAATCTCATCTAGAGGGATGCTGACCTTCACTTGGGATTCCTCATCATCTGGACAAGTGATCATCAGATCAACAGTTTCACCAACTGAGCTGGTGCGGATCTTTAGAAACAAATATTCAATATCAAAAGTAGAAAGTCGATCGACATTCTTCAAATCAGTACATGCAATCAAAATATTTTTAACCGCATTAAACATATCCTCTTGCTCACCAGTTTCCATCGCTAAAAATAGAAGTTTTTCTTCTTTAACAAGAAATGGTCTATATTTCACCGTTTTGCCCGTGGAAGGCAATTTCAAGTGATATTCAGGTACATTTAACTTAGGTAATGCCATAGAAATTCAATTCAGTAATTTTATTTATGATCAAGAGTTATATCTATCTAGAGCAAGATCCGTAGTCAATCCAACTTCTCCAGTAGATAGGTAAGATCTACCAAGATTATCCAATTTATCAGCCCCTAAAAATCTATATCTTTCATAGAAAAAACCAACATCCATTTTCATTATTGATGTTGTCTCATTGCTAAGTGACATAGATCCGATATTGTATGGAAATAAATTCATAATATCATAGACACCAACTAGTTGATCATCTCGATATCTTTCAACATCAGAAACCTTTACACCGATTCTTTTCAAGAAATTTTTAATTTCATCAGGAAGGGTAATTTTTGCACCACCACCTCTCTCCCACTTAAAAACATATAAATGAGAGCAAACATAATTATCATAGTAATCAGTCATCTGATTTGAATCCGAAGACATTAAACTAATCCATCTTTCAAAAATCATCCTAGTTTTATGATTTCTAGGCATTGTAAAAGTGATGTTTATCTGACTGAATGTTGATGAAGTTGCATAGTTATATGTGGATCCAATATTAGTAACCTGTCCAGTAGTTACTTGCTTACTTGGAAGATTGATATTGTCAGCATAGAAATTTAAATAATTTGCGTTATCTCCTATCTCCAACTCATACTTACTTTTCCGAAATAATGCTCCATTCCTAAAAATAGGAGGAGTGCAAAACATCAGAGAATATCTATTGTTGACGCTAGGGTTATTATCATTACCCTTAAACCACTCAGAAAATTCGGTTAATCTTGCCCTTGGGGACTGTTTAGATTGTCTTTTTAAGTCTGCCATTTTAGACCTTCAATTCTTTTTCGGTGATTAACATAAATTGCCAATTATTGTCTTTGCAAAACTCCTCTGCTGCCTTCCATTTTGCTTTATTGACACTCCAGGTGACAACTTCATTAATATATCGCTTAGTCATACGTTTTTGTGTTTGAGGTTCTTTAGTTTGTCTAAAGGGTTTGACTTCCACCAGATACTTCTTATTTCCAATTTTGACATAAAAGTCAGGAAAATATCTGTGTCTTCTACCATCAACTGGTGAGATATAAGGAATTATAATCTCTTCACTGCCCCATTCTGTAACACTTGGTGTATTATCACACCATTTCATGAATTTATACTCCCAGGAAGAGCGATAAATGACATTTTTAGGATCACCTTGATACTTACGTGGGAAGGAAGGTGTATAACGTCCCTGATACCTCATAAATATAATAGTATGTGCGTGAATCTATTTAGGTGGCTTCTACAATTCTTAAATATCCACTGAAGAATCCCGTTGAAGGTGATTACTTGGAGAGTGAGCATGCACCAACAGGTAGAGTTGATTATTTAAGAATTCAAAGGTTTCGTATTGACTATGCTCAATCTCCTAGTGGATATGGTGGATCTAATCTTCCAGGAAACAATATATCTAGGAATTTAGATACTAGTATTGCATACTTATCAATGCCACCAAATCTGACTGCTAATTATGGTGCAGATTATGATCAAGTGCAAATGGGTGGTCTTGGTGTACTGGCAGGACAGATGGCAGGTTCCATTATGGGAGCAGGAAACACTGCAGATCAAATCACATCAGCACTACAATCAGCAGCATCCTCAGCATTCCCCGAATTAGCATTTAATAAAGGTGCTTCAATTACTCAAAACCTTGGATCCGCAATTGGTATGGATACAGGTGTTACTGGTAATGCATTACAAGCTCTAACAAAGGGAAGGATTATGAATCCTTTTACTGAGCAGGTATACAATGGTATTCCCTTCAGGAATCACAGTTTTACATTTAAAATGTTTGCTCGCAATAAAAAAGAAGCAGAATCAATTCTTTCAATCATTACTTACCTGAAAATGGGCACAATGCCTCAATTGGGAGATACATCTAGTGGTAATAGGGCATCTCAAGGAACTAGTGGAAGAGGATCCTCCAGAAGGACAAATGCAAATACAAATGGTTTCAATGCCACCCCTACAGGATCTTCATCAATCGGAAATGGAAGATTCTTAAGAGTGCCTGATAGATTTGCACTAGAATTTGTAAGATTGGATCCCAAATCAGACACAATTACTAGACTCCCCCATTATAGATTCCATCCTTGTGTATGCACAAATGTTGGTGTGAATTACACTCCAGATGGTCAATATGTATCATTTAAAGATTCTATTGCAGATTTAACTATGGATGAAAGTACTGGTGGTAATCAACTGTTAGTTCCTGCTGTTGAGTTAAGTCTTCAGTTTGCAGAAACGAGAATTATGACCCAAAACGATGTAGTTGCAGGATTCTAAAATGGCAAGTTTTTTTTCACAGTTACCTATACATTTTGTCGCTGATGCAAAACAAGATCAGCAGATAACTTATACTGAAGTAAAAAATATCTTCAGGAGAGTAATTCTCGATGATCAAATGCAAAAGTATGCAACTGCATTTGAAGAATATTACATCCCTGAAGGTGTAAGACCTGATACTGTCGCACAGGAGTTTTATGGTGAGGCTGAATTAGATTGGATTATTTTAATTTCAAATAATATTACGGATATCTACTCACAGTGGCCAAAAAATGAGGCAAACCTAATCCAGTATGTCAATAATACTTACGATGATCCTGATAGTGTCCACCATTACGAATCTTACCAATTAAAGGAAGGAGATATAGTTGTTGTTCCTGGTGGAGTTGAAGTTAACGAAAATTACAGACATACAGACTATACTGGTGACCTTCTTCCTAGAGAAGAGTCTAGATATCCAGTCTCAAACTATGAGCATGAAGCATACTTAAATGATAAAAGACGCTTGATATCCATTCCAACCAGCAATTTAGTTGACTTCTATGAAGAGCAATTTAGAGATTTGGTAAACTACTTACCAAACAGTCAGTTGGATGATCAAAATCGCAAAAAGACTCCTGTTTCTCTCGCGGCTGCATTTATTGATAGAAACTCCTTTAGAAGAAGTGCGGTTGCGGCTGGAAATCTTGGAAGTGGTGGTGGATCTTCACTGGTAGCAACAGCAGCAACAGGTATAGGTGTAAGCGTTGCAACAGTATCAGATTCTGCTAGTAGTAGCAGTAGTTCTTCTTCTAGTAGTAGCAGTAGTTCTTCTTCTAGTAGCAGTAGTTCTTCTTCTAGTAGCAGTAGTTCTTCTTCTAGTAGCAGTAGTGAAAGTTCTTCAAGTGGGGGATACGATGGAGGATATTGATCCTAATGAGGATTATATAACTATAGACATAACAAAAGACGGACTTGCACTTATGTACAGGTCCGTCTGTTTTCATTTGGATAAATGGCCTGGTGGCGATTCCTTTGAGCAGCAAGAAATCATGTTAATGAAAGATAATTTATTTCGTCTTTTATTAGAATCCCAATTTAGAAAACCCTAGGAGTCAAAAAATTGGCGGAGTTTTTTTCCGCCGTTTCAGGGAATCAAAAGTCGAATTTCGTTTCAGTAACGTCGATACCTACAAGGCACCCTCACTGTCTCATAGTAATACTCGACAAAGTGACCTCTTCGATTACGAACCTCTCGATAAACTTCTTCAGTGCATACCCTTCTACGTTTTGGACGCTCATAATAATGATGGTAGTGCTGCTCAGTGTAACGCCCATGCCCATGCCCATCAAACGGCTCCCAGAATTCCTTCCAGGTTAACGCATTGGCAGGTGCCGCAGTCATTAGCAGTAGAGGGACAAGGGCAAGGAGTTTCATCAACCTTCTTCGGCAAGTTTAGCAAAGTAGGACATTGCATCCTCTTCATCATCTACAGGAGAGGAAGCAACTGCCTTCTCTCTGAAGTTGTCTGCACTCTCACGGAAAGCCGTGATATCAGCGTCATTAAAACCGCCAACAGGAGCAGCAAAGACTTCCTCTTCAGACTCATCAACACGAGGAGCAACAGGTGCTTTGCCAAGCACGAGATTCAGACGTTGCTGAAGTTGCTCATAGGTTTTGAAGTTTTTAGTATCTTCAAACTCTGCAAGGGAATATCCCTGCGCCCAGATACCTTCAAGTTTAGCATCATCAAATCCACTAAGGGTAGATGGAGATGCAAACTCAGACTTATCATAATTCCAATAACCATCGACCTTGCGGATCTTCAGTTTGAAATCTGCGCCAGTCCAGAAGTTGAAAGGATCGATAGGTGATTCGTCAGCAAATGCAGGTTGCATTGCTTCAACCAACTTATCAAAGATCTTCTTACCAAACTTGTAAAGGAAGACACGACCCTCATTCTCGGGGTGTGCAGGATCACTTACAACATAGATGTTGCTGTAGTAAGAGAGTTTACGCTTTTGTGCGCGAGCGATCTCTTTGTCGCGATCGGATCCACTATTCCACAGTTGACGATTCATCTCGCCAACAGGATCATCCTTACCAATAGTGGTCAAGGAATTTTCAATATACCATTGTCCACCAGGACCTTTGAATGCGTGGGACCAGATCTTTGCCCAAGGCATATCCTCTCCATCAGGAGCAGGAAGGAAACGAATGACAGCGTAACCGTTGCCAGACTTATCCAACTCAGGTTTCCAAAGACGCTCGTCTGGACCGCCTCCACCCTGAGGTTGATTGATTTTCTCGATCTCTTTTGTGAGTTTGGCAATGGTATTGCCAGCGGCACTAGCCTTCTTTAGAGATGCAAAAGACATTTAG